GTTCCAATTCTCCTCTACGTCCTTCTCTTCGCCTACTGTAACCGACCCCGGATGGATTTCCGGCCCTTTCGACGACTCCAACATCATCCTCCTGACCGCCGACGACGAGACGGCGTACACGGACATTCCCGAAGTCGAGGGATTGGATGCGGGGGTAACGATCGCCCCGGCCGGGCCGCCCCCGTCCCTCCCTCTCGAAAACCTGACGGGCTACTGGCACTGGCAAGCGGGCGACGCGGGAGGCGACGTCTCCCCGGACTACTCGGGCAACGGCCGCGACGGCACCACGCACGGCGGCGCCTACGCCAGCGATGGCACCTACGGCACGGTCTGGGAACAGGACGGTACGTCGAGCGATTACATCGAAGTGCCCACCACGGCCTTCGCCAGCGGCACGCAGCCCATGACGCTGCTCGCACTGGTCAAGCCCGCGTCGGCTGCGGGCGGCTACACCTGGGCGGCGGCCTTCGGCGATTCCGAAGCCTTCTTTCTCGGGATTCACGGGGATGAGGCGATCGGCGGGGGATTCACTCCCGACTTCGTGGAGTCGTCCAGCAACCCCATCGTCGCCGACACCTGGCACGCCCTGGCCATCGTCTACGACGGCTCGGCGCTCGCCCTCTACGTCGACGGCACCCTTGTCGCGTCGGGCTCGGCCTCCCTCACGCACGGCTCGGCGACGTCTTACATCGGGCGGCAGGTCAGCTTTTTTGGGGAGTATTGGAACGGCCAGATCGCCCAAGTCGCGGCCTTCGACGACGTCGCGCTCTCCGCCGGCCAGGTCGCCGCCTGGGCTGCGGACCCCTTCGGGACGCTCCCCACCGAAACGCCGATCGGCGGGACGTGCGAAACCGAGACCGAGTGCGCCGGCGAACTCGGCCTGGCTGCGGCCCTCGAAGGGGCCTGCGAAACCGAGACGGAATGCACCGGCGAACTCCTCCCCACGGTGGCGATCGCTGGGCTGTGCGAGGCGGAGACGGAATGCACGGGCACGCTGTCGCTGTCCGTAAGCCTCGAAGGGTTGTGCGAGACGGAGACCGAATGCGGCGGGGCTCTGGGGCTGGCGGCCGCCCTCGGCGGCGTTTGCGAAACGGAAACCGAGTGCGTGGGGGGCTTGCTGCCCGGCCTGCCGATCGCTGGCGTGTGCGAAACGGAGACGGAATGCACGGGCGAGATGGGAACGCTCGTGTCTTTCGACCTTTGCATCTGCCTCGGCCAGGTCTATCCGACGGGCGGCGAGGAACCGGACGACGGCTTCGACGACGGAGGCGATCTCGGCGAGGTCGGCGACGGCGGACCGCTGGGATTCGTGGACGAAGATGAACCGCTCGGATACGTCGGCTGTTGTGGACCGGAGGGGTAGACGATGGGATTCATCGCAGGCTACGCGAACGAAGGTTCGCCCGTCGACCTGGTGGCGCAGGTCCGCAAAAACAAGACCGACTTGGCGCTGATCGCCGACATTTCGAGCATCGCCGCCGAGGTCTGGAGGACTTCGCCGCCGCCTCGCTTCCGCGGGCCGAACTGGCGGAACGAGTGGGCGGAGATCAGCGGCAGCAAGATCGGCAGCACGATCGCCTTGACGCCCTCCGACGTCATGAGCGACACCGCAACCGACTGGGATCTGGACGCCCTCGGCTCCAACTTCCTTTGGTCGGCGCCGGCTTCGGCGATCGGGTCGATTCCGGCGGTTAACGACGGCAAGGGCGAATGGCGGCGGGTCGAGATCAAGTTCACTCCGGCCGTCGGTCAGCCGAAATCGATCTTCTTTTGGTTCGGCCTCTACTTCAGCTACTCCGCGGTGAAATCATGAAAATCATGCCTGCGCTGCCGGCCGGAATGACGGTCGAAGAAGTCCGCGCCGCGAACTTGCGGGAGCTGATCCGGCGGCAACGCGCCGCCCTCGACGAAATGGAGGCGACGATCGGGCGTGACACGTCCCCCGGCGGCCTCGTCCGCGATCTGGCCAGGGAAGGCGCGAAGTTCATCCCATCTCCGCCGCCCGACGACCTGAAGTAGACCAGCGGAAATTGCAAGCGTTATTCGCCCCGCCGGCTGAGCAAGCCGAGCGGGGCGTTTTCGTGCGCCGACGCAACCACCAAAACAATTCCAGAAAAACACGCAACAACCTGTTGACGTGGCGTGCGAGGCGTGTATAACTAGGGCATACAAGTAACCAACCGCACGAAAGGAAACCACGATGAAGACCGCCGCCGAACTCCGCAAAGCCGCCGAACTCCACCGCGAAGAAGCCGCCCGCTGCGACCGCGAGGCGATGAAGGCGACGATCGCCGGGAACGAATCGAAGATGCACGCCTGGGACGCGGCGGCTGAAGGCCAGCGGGTGCGGATGCGGGCCTGCCTCCGCAAGGCCGAAGCCCTGGAAGATTAGGCCGACGGGAGACGAGGGGGCCAGGGAAGGCCCCCGACCGCGGAATCAACCCGTCGCCTACCCCATTCAAAGGAGAGTCCCTATGTCCGAACGCAGGAGCCCAACGATGTCAGCCGGGGCGTGGATGCGAGCCTCGCTCGCCACCGAAAGGGTCGAGGTGTGGGTGTGCGGCCGGCTACTCAACCCGCGGGGGCGTCTCTTGGTGCGAGTCGCTCGGGGGCGTCGTCACCGCTGCGATATGCGCCAAGCCACCAGCGCGGCGAAGCTTCGAGAAGACGGATGGCGGCTGTCGCACGTTGTGGATGTGGAGGAGTGACGAGCATGGCGCAGAGACAGACGATCGGCGTTTGCTGGGGGGAGATACATCGCACCGGCTGGGACGGGATCAGGCACGCGATCATGGCGACCTGCGAAAAACGCCCCCGGCAAGGGTGCCTCACATGCTGGTGGCATCGCAGCCAAGAAAGGCAGGCCCAGCGGCTGCAAGCCGAGCAGCCCCGGCCGCCGCGGAACGAACATTAAGGGCCGGGAGGCCGGGGGCAAGGAAGCCCCCTTGGTGCGGCAGGCGGTCAGCCGCTACGATCGAAGGGATGAGATCGCGGGGCGGTCTGAAGCGAAGGGGGCGGGATGAGCGACGCAGGGACGGACGCAGCGAGGGTGCGGCTGGTGATCGCCGCGCACCTCAGGCCGCTGGTGGAGAAGGTCGGGGCGCTGAAGGTGGCGGGCCGGCTGGGGCTCACCCGGCAGACTGTGAACCGCTGGTGCAACGGAAGCGCCGTGCCGTCATGCGAGCAGTGGGAGCCCTTGGCGGCGGCGCTCGGGCTGGATCACTGGCACGACATCTTCCCCGCCAAGCTCGACCCCGGCGGGAATGGTTGACTAGTCAAGTATTTTGCCCTCGGGAGTCCGCCATGCTCCGCCCGTTGCTGCTCGCCGCCTGCATCGCCTTCCCGTCGGCCGTCCTGGCTTCGGGCGACGCGCCGCCCCCGCCCGAGCTGGCCGCCGCCGCCCCGGACCACTGGCAAATCGAAGTGAGCTACGCCGTCGCCGAGGACACGCCCGGCCATGTGTGGACCCGCGTCGTCGTGTGGGTGCGGACGCGGGCGGATGGGCCGTGCGAACAGATCGGGGCATGGGACGCAGACAACGCCGCCGGGGCGCTGCGGCTGCTCGGGCCGGTGGCGGAGAGGATGGCCGAGGGGTGGGGGGAGTAGGGGTGTTCTAGGATCTGGATGGACGCTCAAACATCTTCCAGAATTCCCATTCCATGGCGTCAGGGTGCTTTTCCCCATCGACCGGCCACGGTCCCGTGTCCTCGTGGACTGGCGGCATGGTGAAGGATGGGAACACGGCCTTCAACGCCGCTTCGACGGCTGGGACGTCCGCCTTCTGCACCTTGAGAGGTCGAGTAGGCGGCTGGCCATTCAGCCACACTTCGACTTCCGCTCCTTCCGGAGTGCGTGTGACTACGATGTTTGTTCTCAGCTCGCTCATTCAGCCCCCTTTTTTCGGAAGATCAATCTAGAACTACTCCCCGACGCTCGCCTCTTTGACGCTCGCCAGCACGCTTTCCTTACCCGTCCAGACCATGTGCCAGATCCGCCCGCGGCAGCGGATCGAGTCGGCTTTGAACCACGACAGCGCTTCGCCGAGCAGCGACCGCAGTTCTTCAGCGGCGGCGACCATGTTCTTTCGGGCGACCGCGGACGGGGGGCGCCGCTCGCTTGCGGCGGCCTGTAGCGACTCCTCAGCCGCGATGAACCGGGAAGCCGCCGCTTCGACCCGCTGCCGCAGATCGTCGCTCAGCGGGATCATGGGGCGGCCTTCGGGGAGGACGTGGAGGCGGGCTTCCCGTACTTCGCGTCAAGTCGCTCGAATTCAGAGTTTCCGGCGGCCTGGATCGCGGCTTCGATCTTCTTCCGGGCTTCTTCAGCCTCTTCCTTGGATAGCGGTTTTCCAGCGGGGGCCTGACGCGCCTCCAGCCGTTCGACCCTTTCCTGAAGCTCTTTGACCGACGGTTCCGGCTTCGCCGATCCGCACCCGATCGCCGCCAGCGCGCCCGCTGCGACCAACCATCGAAGCCCGTTCATCGCCTCGTCCTTTCCGCCACCTGATGTTTTTCCGCCCGACCGTCGACGCTACCTCCGCCGCTTGCGGAATGCAACGAAATCCGCCCCTTTGGGGATCAGCAATTTTGCGGGGTTGAAATGCTTGACCTGAACGCTAGTGCAAGTACAATCATCGGCAGAGCCCAACGCTATGGACGGCGCAACCCAAAGAGTCGAGATGCACGCCATGAACGTCGTCATCGTCGAAAGACGCAGGGACTAGCTTCGGGCTGGAACGCCCTTTCTTATACCCTCAGCAATCCTGAGGGTATCCCGCCTCAATTCCGCTCGCGGCCGCCGTCGGCCTGCCGCGCCGGACCCTCCCCGCCGCCTCGGGGAACTCGTCGGGAAATATGCTTGCAGGCGCCAATTGGCGCCTGTAGGCTGCTTTTTCGTCCGCGGCTTGAAAAAGCCGGGGCCTCGGGGTGTGCTACCACACTCCGGCCCCTAACCCGCGGACGAGATTCCCGATGTACCCGGGGCCCCCATCCTTAGGCTGCCGCGAATTCTAATTCGCGCTCCCTTCTGAGGCAGCCCCACCCCCGCGTTTTTTTGATCGCCTTGCCGGCCTGCGGTGCATTTGCACGGCCGCGCCTGCCTGATGTTCCGCGCCGTTCGCCGGCGCTGGGGTGATACTATGCTTTCACGTTGCCGCTGCGGAGGCACCCTGAAATCCAGAGCGGATCGGCCATTTTACGCTTGCAGTGCAGGCGCCTTGGGTCTATGTTTCGCCCTGGCCGCCCTGGTGCGTGCCGACGAAATGACGCCGCTTCCTTGCGGTCCGCCCGCTGAATCGCTCTCCGCTGGATTGGAGAGAGCCCTTCACGGCCGGTTCAAGTTCCTGATGCCTGCCCACGGCTCCGATAAAGCGGACCTCTTGGGCCCTTCTTGCCAGGATCAGCGACAGCGCTTTCTGCGCGTCGCTTCCAGATTGGACATCCCCAGAACAGCGTTTCGCGCTTTCGTTGCGCGAACGTGTCTCCACGTCGCCGAGCGGCCGACGTCGACGCCTCGTTTTCGCCGCTCGTCATTTGTCTGTAGGTGCATTCATGCCGCAGATTCCCGATCCCGTCCTGTACCTGTCCGCGTCCGAAATCGGTCGACTGATCGGGGCTTCGAGCAACGATCTGACGACGCTGCGGCGCTGGCATCCGATCGACTTGGCGCCGGCCGTGAAGATCGGGCCGCTCCCCGGCTGGCGGGAATCCAGCTTGCCGCTGTGGCGCAAGCACTGGACTTCGCTGAAGGCTACCCGCGGCGAGCGGGCTTCCCGCTGGATTGCGGCGACCGAGGCCTTCGAGTCGAAGGCCGAGTAGCACTTTCGGCCGGCGACGATCGCAGGCTCTGGTCGAGTAACCGGGATGGCTGCGAAAAGAACTGTACGGATGACACCGTCGGTAAAGCCGACGGTATCCAGGTCTGTTTGCGTCGGCAGCAGCGCGAGTTACACTCCGACGTCGCCACCCCTACAAGCGTTCCAACTGTCGGCCCCGGTGCTAGCGCACCGTCCCATCGTGGACGGACGTTCATTTACGCTTGCGCCGCCTGGGGGAAGTCGGAATTTCTTGCAATACCCGCAAATCATTCCGGCTTATCAGTATGCTTTGAAAGGACTTAGGTTCGTTGAGCCGGTGCTTTCGAGGCTTCTGGAAGGGCACGGGTTGTTCTCGGATTTGGCAAGTTCTGCTACGTTCCCGCTGCGGCAAGTCGCCGCGGGGCTTCCCAAGGGAGTTTTAGACGAGCAACCAGGTTTTCATTCCCGTGTTCGATGACGCTGGTGACGAGCCTGAGACGGCCGGGTAGCAGAAAAAGCGTCGAAGGTTACAGGTTCTGTAACCTTCCTGGAAACAGTCCCTAGGACTTTGGATAGGATCGCACTCGGCCCGGCACATCGCCGAGCCGTTCACCCTTGGAGAGTTTCGATGAGCAATCAGGTTTTCATTCCGGTTTTCGACGACGACGGGGACGATCCCGAAAGCGTCGATGCCCGCGACCTCTGGCAGATGGTCGGCAGCCGGCAGAAGTTCACGGATTGGTTCGAACTGCGGGTCAAACAGACCCGGGCGGTGGAGGGGAAGGACTTCTGGATTGATTTCGTAAACGTCGGAAACCAATCCACTGGTCGCGGTGGCGATCGCCGTTCACAGCGGCGTCGCATCACCACCGACATGGCCAAGCATTGGGCGATGCTGGAGGCGACGGACCAGGGCTATGCAATCCGCGACTACTTCATCGAGCGGGACAAGAAGCTGAAGGCGGTTGGTCCGCTTCTTCAGGCCCTATTGAAGCGGATTCAAGCGATCGAGGAGCGGGCGCCCATGATCCAGCTCGGCAGCGACGGTGCCTCGCTTGACGGGAAGTCGTTGACCGACCTCGTCATGGCGCTGCGGGCGTCGCAGGGGGGGCACGAATCCATCCCTGAGTTTCTGCGGCTCTACCTTTCGGCCTTCGTCCGCGGCCGAATCGTCGCCGAGGACATCCAGGAACGCACCCGAAAGGGCGGCCTTCGCGAGGCGGAACCCGGCCGATTCGTGACAGCGATGGTTGCCGTGCTGCGAGACCTGCGTTACGGCGGGTGCGGCGGCGGCGCTCTCGCGGGGATCGATCTTCCCGGCGATGTCCGCAAGTCGGCCCCCGCCTTCGAGCAGTGGTACACCCACGAACGCGATCGGCCTTGGGTCGAAAAGGCCTGGACGAAGGTCGTGAACTCGCTCCCGCGAGTGGTCCGCGGTGGAGATCGGCAACGGGCGCTGCCTGGAATGGAAGGAGGCGACGCCAACCAAAAGCCAACGGGGTGACCCCCATCGCTGAGGGACACCCCGTTCCTGATCGTTTCTCACCGAGTAGTTCAGCCTGGTCGGCAAACTGAACTTCCCGGCCCCAAAACCGACCCAGCGACGTGGCAAAGATCGCCAGGTTGCCGACCCTCTTGGTAGAGGTTCGGCCAACTTCAGGAGTCTACGCGCCTCGCTGGGCGGTTTGAAAGTTTTTTCCCTCGAAAAATTGCAATCCACCCAAACGGGAGCGTTTTTTATGGCTACCGCGACCGCCGGTTTTTCGATCGACCCGAACGACTTCTACCGCCCCTGCGACCTTTGCGAGCTGTTGGGCGTTTCGCCGCGGACCGTCACCAACTGGCTCAACCCGCCCGCCGGCCGCCGCCGGCTGCGCTGCTGGCGCCAGGGGGGGAAAGCGGCCTTCGTGGTCATCCGGGGCAAATGGTTGATCGACTTTTTCAACTGCGGAGAGAAAGAGGATGACACGGAGGAAGAAGCGGACGATCAAGGTTAAGGTCGTCGCTCGCCGCGGCCGCGGGGTCTACGTCTTCCGCTGGCAGGACCACGACGGCAACTGGAATCAGCAAACCTCCGACGTCCAGATTGGCGGCCCCTCGGCGCGAGAAGAGCGGAAATCCCGCAATATCGCCGAGCGGGCCGCCGCTGATTTGGAAGTGAAGCTCAACGCCCTGCCGACCGACGACGAGCGATTCGAGCCGCACATTGCGACCTTCGTTCGGACGGTCCAGGCCGACGGGGCGACGATGGACCACCTCCTTGAAACGCGATCGCGCCTTGAGCGTTTCGCCCGCGAGGCGCGGACCCCGCAAGACGCCCCGCTGGCCAGCGTCCGCGAGATCACCGAAGCCTGCATCGTCGATTTCGTCAACGGGTTGAAGCGCATCCTTCGCCCGCGGAAGCCGCGGACCGTGGCGAACTACAGCCGCAAGTTCGCCGTTCCTCGCACGCCCCCACCCGTTCCGCCGACTCCGCCCCCGGTTCCCGCCAGCCAGCAAACCAAGAACCACTACATCACCACGATCAAGGCGTTCTGCGCCTACCTGACGCGGCACAAATTCTTCGAGCAAAGTCCGGCGGAACGGCTGTCGCGGGGCTCGACGGAAGCGGACCGCCGGCGGGAAAGGCGAGCCCTCACCCCCGACGAGTTCGCGAAGCTCGTTGCGGCGGCCGCAGCCGGCGGGACGGTGGAAACCCTCACCGGCGCCGATCGGGCGATGCTCTACATCCTCGCCACCTGGACGGGCTTCCGTGCCAAGGAGCTGGCTTCCCTCACGCTCCGCTCGTTCACGTTGGACGGCCCGTCGCCGGCGGAGCGGACGCGCCGGCCGCAGCGGTCTTCGCCTCGAAGGTCTTGAAGGCCTCCTGAAGGGCGGGAAGCTGCGTCGCCGGAACGGCCGCGGCGTCGGTGAAACCAAGGCTCTTGAGCCAGTCTTCAAACTTCATCGTAAGAGCCTCCACCGTGGATTCACCTTCGGCCGAAGCCGAGATGACTGCGCTCGTGTTGCCGTCCGCCCCAAGGGGGCAAAAACTGATCTCCCGCAAGAGACCCTTGCGGATGATGTAACCCTCGCCCTCGAAGCGACGGCCGTTGACGATCGCGCTTTCGCCCTTGGCGACGTAGACGACCGAACTCGGCCACACCCCTACGCTCATCTGCCAGGGGAAACCTTCGTCGGCGCGGAGCTTCAACTTCTGGACGTCGCGGTCCGCGTCGTCGTTCGAGACGATCCCCGCGGCCCGCACCATCCGAGGAGTGATTTCCACGGACGACGTCTGTCCGACCTGACGCTCCTGGTCGTGCCCCATGAAGTTGGGGACGACTTGCGAAGCGGCTTCGAGGCCTGCGAGATCGATGATGACCCGCGCCCCACCCCAGTTGCCCGGACGGGCTTCGACGCCCGTGTAGGCGACCGCCTTGTAAGTGCGGTTCTTGACGCCGCCGCTTTCGCTCGTCGCGAACTCGACCGCTTCGCCACCCGGTTCACGGAGGTGGATGCTACTCGGTACTTTGAGGAGGGCCGTTTTCACCCTGCTTCCCTCCCTGCTGGTCCGAGGCCGGCGGCGCCGGCGGACCGGAGACGACGCCGAGTTCACGTTGCAAAGCCTGCTCGACGGCCCGCTGCCGCATCCCGACTTCCCAGTCGCCGCCGTCTCGGGCGTAGATCGCGGACAGCGTCGTCGTGTTGTTCAGGAGGCGGATGTCGTCGGCCTCGGCCGACTTCACGACGTCCACTTCAGGCAGGCCGTCCCAATACCATTTCTGCGGGATCGCCGGACGGACGTCGCCGCCGCTGCTGAACTGGCGGACGAGCGGCGAAGCGATGTATCCGGGGATCAGACCCGCTTCCTCAAGCCAGGCGAGGAACACGCGGCGGACCGTGTAACACTCCACGTCGTTGCGTTCGACGCCGAGGTCGGCGTAGAAGCACTGGTAGTCCAGCCGGCCGGAGGAGTAGTTGTAAGAGCTGCTGTTGCAGGTCACGAGGTTGAACGGCATGTTCACGCAGCGGCCGATCTCGTTGAGGAGTTCGGCTTTGAACATGGGGTAGGTGTTCGTCGGCTGCTCGGCCTTGAGCTGCCCGAGCGACCACCCGGCCGGAAGCACCGTCGCCGACCGCGTCTCCAGACTGAAGACGTCCATCGGCTCCAGGGCCTGCGCCTCGCCGTCCGCCGGCGAATCGGTCTGGATCACCGCGGCGAAGTCGGCCGCCGTCTCCGCCGCGCCGAGGACCGCCAGCGTGTAGCGGCGGAGCATCGCGAACAGCGGCAGCGCCGGCATGATCTCCGGAATCCCGCGGACCTGGCCGGGCCGTCGCGGGCGGAACCAGTGGATCATGTACGCCGCGGGGACGATCTCCACTTCGGCGGCGAGTCCCGCGGTGGAACTTCCGGGATGCGACTTCAAAACGTGGTAGTATCGTGGATTCGCGTACTCGTCGAAGACGATCCCGTCGGTCGCATACGGCGACGGGCGGAAGTTCGGGGTCGTCACTTGGTCGGCTTCGACCGTCTCGACGTCGAGCTTCACGGGAGTCGGAAGGCCGGGGTTCGTCCTGAGAAGCAGGAAGGCTTCCCCGTCGACCGTCTTCGACTCCTTCATCGTGCGAAGCTTCTGGCCGAGCTTGACGGCCATCGCCCATTCACAGAACTTCGCTTCGATCTCGGTGTTCAGATTCCTCGAAGCCGGAATGAGGAGTTGAAGCCTCGGCCCGGACCCGATGAGGTAGTTCTGAAGCGTCAGCACAACGCCGCTGGCGTAGCTGTTGTTCGCGACTTCGTAGCGGCTGCGGCTGCGCAGGATGCGCCGAACTTCGGGGCTGTTCGCCGCTTCGGCGGACAGGAGGTCGGCGTTCGCCCAGTGCTTGCGGCTTTCGACCGATCGGGCGGCGGCGTCGTACTTGAAGGCGACCCGCGGGGCCTGGACGCGCTTTCCGCCGCTGAACCATCGGACGATGTTCGCGAGCATCGCTAGATGGTTCCAGGCGGTTCGATCTTCGCCATGCGAAGCGGGAAGCCTTTGCGTTTCGTCGCCGCTTTGGAACTCAGGTGGCGATCGGCCGCGATGAGGTCCGGAAGCGGATGGGATTCCGCGGAGACGTTGTCGCCGGCGGATTTCAGGAGGCCTTTCGCGGCGTCGACGATCGTTTCTTTGAGGTCGTCGTCCGCCATGGTGGAGCCCTTTCGAGGAAGCCGAGTAGGCGGGAGTCGAACCCGCATGCCGCTCCGTAAAGGAGAGTGTTCTGCCTGTTGAACTACTACTTGGGCGGAGAGGCTTCGCACCCTCCTGGTCCTGTAGCGTCAGGACTCAACGCCCGGATTTGCGACCTGAGGGGGTCGGATGCTTGGCCACCCGGCATCACGAGTATCGTGCCAGCCGCACGGCTCGAACGTGCTTGCTCTACAGTTCCGCTTACACCCTTCGGATAAACACAGCGGCGCGCTTTCCGCCTCACGGCGTTCGACTCTGGCAGTGGCGGGGGTGGGACTTGAACCCACGTCCTCAAGGGTATGAACCTTGCGATCGGCCACTGATCTACCCCGCTCCAACGTCAAGACGCGTGTGAATCACACGTCCGGCGACTGAACCATTGCCGCGAGAAATGGAAACGCAACAGCGCGGAGTGGAAACGAAAGCAGGAATTAGCATGGGTGCTAATTCCTGCATCAGAAGAGGGGGTCTTTTATTGCTCGGTCGTCCGCCGCTGGCGGCCGCAGTGTCGGCATTCGCGAAGGCGGCGGACGCCGCCGTTGATCCGCCAGGTGCGGATCACGATCCAGTGTTTGCAGCCGCAGTTCGGACAGGCGATCCCCCGGCCTTCCCGACCGGCGTCGTCCGTGGACGGCGGCGGCGTTCGCGCCATGCTCACCCCCTTCGAGACTGGATGTCGGAGAGCCGCAAACGCTGGTTCGGCTGCATCGCCGATGGCGCCGGCTGGGTGGCGGACTGCTTCGACGAGAGCTTGATCGGCGTCGAGACGAACTTCCGCGGCGCCGTGAAGCCCATCATTTCGCAGCCGAGCATCGCCGCCCCGACGGCGCAGCCGACGACGCAGTCGAAGTAGTGGTTTTCACTCCGATCCGGCTTCGCCTTCCACTCGTCGACGACTCGCCCTTTGGCCTCGACCCGCACGCGGTCTTCGGCCACCAGGTGTTCGGCGAAGACGGCGTGGCGATCGGCGTTCGCGCCGAACAGCGACAGGCTGCCGACGTCGCCGAGCGTGGTTCCCAAGCGGGCGTGGACGAAGCTCTTCCAGTGGTTCGCGTCGAAGAGGACGTTGCGGACCTTCTTGCCGGCGGCGTTCGGCATCCGCCAGAAGGCGCCGATCCGGTCCCCTGGCTTTTTCTTGTACTCGCCGAAAGGGATTGAGGTGGCGCCGACGTAGCGGCCATGGCTGGGGGCGAGGACGCCGCCGGCCGGATTGCGGCGGACCACTTCGCGGACGATCTCCGTCGACGCCCCCCAGCTCGCATCAATCAGGCAGCGTTCGATCCGCATCGTCGCGCCGTCTTCCCGCGGCCAGTCGCGGGCGAGGAGTTCGGAGGCGAGCGTTTCCAGGCCGGCGGCGAGGGCCGCTTCCCAGGTGAGATTTGGGTGCAGCCGTTGCAACGTGTGCTGTGCATTCGCGGCCGTGAAGAAGGGGCGATGCTGGTCCGGGAAGGCGCCGTAGTCCAGGACGTAGCCGCTGAAGTTGTCTTCCCAGGCGATCGCCGTCCAGTAGAGGAGATTCTGCTGGACGTCGATGAAGGCGGTGACGTGCGACGCCTCGGACGGCGCTTCGCCTTGCGGCCGGCGGTTGACCTTCTCGGCGATCTGCGCCGCCGTCAACATCTCGACCGCAGTCACCCTTGCGAGCGGTTCGTTCTGGTATTCGCTGGCGAACGAATCGGGGTTGCGGAAGAAGAGGTTCATCGCGTTTTGGACGGCCGAGATTTCGCCCGGCTCGAAGCGGCTTTCCCAGGCGACGACCGCGCCGGCGTCCATGAGTTCGCGGTGTTCGCGATAGAACTCCGTGGCGTCGGTGATCCCGCGGTCTTCGCGAAGGCTGAACTTCCGCAGCTCGGCGTACCGCTCCCAAAGGTCCATCCGCGCCGGGAACGAGTAGAGGAGCTTCGTGCGCTCCCCCTGCCAGTCCGGGAAGAGGTCGCGATTCAAGAGGCGGTCGGCGAGGTCGCCGGGGACGATCACCGTACAGGGGCAAAATCCGGCGATCTTCTTGCCGGGGCCGGCGAGCCCCAGGATAGCGCCCCCGATGACCTTCTCGCGGGTCTCGACCTGGATCACGCTCCGCGCCGACTCGTCGGTCTGCGGGTCGTCGACGATGACCAGGTCGGGGCGGGCGCTGGCGCCGTCCTGCCGCTTGTATTTCATCCCACGGATGCGGCCGGTGATCCCCGCGACCTTGATGATCGCGCCGGCCGCTTTGCTGCCGGGGATCATCGGCAGGACGATCGTGTTGCCGGTCCAGGTGATGTGCGTCTGCTTCCCCTGGTGGAGCTGGCCATTGGCGCGATGGACGATCCCGTCCAGCTTGTGGATCGGGTAGAGGACTTCCGGGAAGTCCGCCAAGAGGAGTTCGTTCGACTCGAACTCGGTCTTGATCGAGTCCAGCATTTCGAGGGCGGAAGCTTGCTCCGCGCCGACCAGGGCGATGAAGCGGCGGTGTCCGCAGACGATCGCCCATTCGGCACCCGCCTCACAAAGCGACGTCTTGCCGTTCGCCCGCGGCATCGCCATGGCGTACTGACCGCCGTGGCGAACCGTGGCCTCGATCTTGGAGATCACGCGGAGATGGTCCGGCGACCAAGGGCGGTTGAACGTCTCGCCGAGGTAGGTTTCGCAGAACACCTGGAACGAGGCCTCGGCCGCCGCCCGGCGCTGCGGATCGGCGACCGGGGGGATCGGCCCCAGCTCGCGGCCGGCGTTGGTGATCGCCGCACTGCGGGCCGCGGCGGCGGCCTTGTGCCGCTCGTAGGCGGCGGCTTCCTCGGCGGCGGTCTTCGCCACCGGCCGACGGCCCGGCTTTTTCTTCGCAGGTGCCTCGGCTGGGGGGGTCTTGACTGCCGTTTTGGCAGTCGTCTCGGAACTCTTGGGCCTAGTCGGCATAGCAACTCCTGTGCCAAACGCAGTCAAGATAAAATTTTATGGTTCCCGTCTTCTCCGACGGGAAGCTTCCGACGTTTTTCGCCCGGGAAGGACCCAAAAATCGCCAAAAAGTTGGTTTTTTGTGGGTTTGTCCAATTATTGGCACGCAATTTGCTTTATGCCATTTTGGCATGCCACCCATCAATTGGGTGGTTTTGATTGTTTAGTGGTGATTTGAACGATCTCTTGAACAATTCGACGCGTCGTAAGTCCCTACTCCGTAAGGAGTAGGATACTATATAGTATATATATAGTATATATATATCAATGGTACTGAGTACCCTCTCCCCTACCCCTCTCCTCCTGTAGCTCTTAGGAGGCCAGTTTTATTGAAGGATCTCAACGATCGGCACCTAAACCCAATCGCGAAGCCGCTTTAGTTCCCTCAAGAGAACTCGCAATCCGGGCTAGCCCGATGCAACAACCCGGTAGACCGTGGCTGGCCTGGTCGCCGTTTCGACTCGTTCAGCCACCATTTGGGACGTCTCCAGCAGGTTGGCGACGATCTCCTCTCGCTCCCGCTTTCCCAGCCACTGCGTCTTGCGGGCGAGATCGCTTTTGGTCATCGACCCTCCAGCCTCCGACACGATTCGCAGGACGCGCTTCTGAACGGCGTCCGTTCTTCCATCGCTCACCCACTTGTCCGCCAGACCGAGGATGCGTTCCGTAAGCCTCCACGAAAGCGTGCAGGCCCATTTGGCGGCGTCCTCGCCCAGGACCAGGTCTTTCGGGCCGCAGGCGCTCGCCGCGTAGACCAGGGCCAAGCGGCAGGCCTTCTCCTCGGCCCGCGACCAGATCGCCCTGGCAAGCACGTTCGACCGCATCTCCTTTTCGACGTCCGCGGCGAAGTCGTCGAAGACCTGCGCCGCGCCGGGGGTGTATTCGACGACCAGCGGGCATGGATACTCGCTTTGCAGGTTGCCGCCGGGGTTGAACGACCCCCATTCCTTGACGGCCGAGACGATCGAAGCCGGCAGCGGCGTCATGGTCGGCCGCTTCCGCTCGACGTCGCCTTCGGCCTCGAAGACCAACAAGCGGGAAACGAAGCCGTCCTGCATCGACTCCGCGGTCAGCGATTCGAGGAAGTGTTCCGGCACGCTCGTGCCGTAGATCGAGAGGCAGGGCTGGACGATCGACTTGTTGCGTTTCGAGTCGCCGTAGGCCTTGCCGCGATAGATCGTGTCGGTCGCGGAGAAGAGCTTCAAAAGCACCGTCACGACGTTGTAGAGGTGCGGCGCCTTGCGTGGATCGCCGACCGTGCGAAGCAACCGCCCGAACTCGTCGATCTGAAGCAGCACGGCCGGCGAAGCCTCGACGCACGAGATCAGCCCCGCGTCGCTGGCGACGTCTTCGCTCCCTTCGAGGCCTTCCAGGCCGGCTTCGTAGAGGATGTTCCGGTTGAGCTTCCGCGCATGGTCCTTGCCTTGACCCGATCCCGCGACGCCGACGACGTAGACGTTCGTGCGATTCCCGCGGGGATCTTGGATCTTGCGGCCCGCCAGGACGGCCTGGAGACTGATCGCCGCCGCCAAGGCCAAGACCGGCTGCGGGCGGTGCGCGGTGGCCAGGTTGTGCGCCACGACGTCGCCGATCAGCCCCGGCACTTCCAGAAGCGCCGCAGGGAACGGTTCAGCCTTCGGCTTCACCGGAGGGGCGGATGCGGTCGGAGAGGCCTCCAGCGTCGCTTCTGCGGGGCTCGGGCGACTGGCCAGGAACGCCGAGAGGTCGACCCCTTCGCACGCGCGCGTGGGCGATTCTCCGAACCCCAGGCGGCGCAGCTCCGCCGCGGCCTCCGAATGGTCGCCGTCATGCTCCAAGAGCGCGTACGCCTGGAAGGCCGAGTAGCCCTTCTGCGGCTCGAACGGCGGCGCATTCGAGCTGAACACGAACCAGACCGACCCGTTCCACGTCGCCGAAGCGCCGTCAGTCTTCCCCGGCCTCCTCCACTGCTGGTTTTCACCGTCCTTGGCGAGCGTCCATCCATGGGATCGCAGCAACGCCGGAAAATCGCCCCTGCCGCAATAGTCGTCCCCAGGGCGTCCGGAAGGGTCGCCGAGGAACGCGAACGCTTCCTGAGCGACGCTGGGGGCCTCGGCGGGGATTTCCTGCCGATCGTCGAACTGCATCGCCGCCTGGAAGAGCGTCTGCCGCTCCGTCGCGGTCAGCGTCGGCGGCGAGGCGAGTTCGCCCCGCTCCAGGACGTAACCCGGCGTCGGGGCGCACAGGAAGAGCCCCCCTTCGCCGCGGGTTTCGATGAGGGTCTGTTCGGCGATCCAGCGCCCTCCGACGCGCCGCGGAACGACCTCCTTCCCGCGGGCGGCGATCGGCGTTCCGTCGGCCGGTTCCCAGCGGCGGACGGCGAGCTTCGCATTCCCGGCCGGTTCGCCTTCGTGGCGATAGACGACGTGGCGACCGCCCGAAGGGGATCGCTCGACCACGAGCTTCGAGGCCAGTTCCGGCGACGATTCGTCGATTCGGGCGAACCATTCGCCGAAGACCGCGCCGTCGTCGTCGAAGTCGATCATCTCCAGCCGCCCGGAGACGCCGCCGCAGACGATGCACAGGGCGTCCGCGGCGGCGAACCAGGTCTCGATCTGCCGTTCCGTCGGCAAGGCCGTCTGGTACTGCTTCCAACCCGAAAGCGCCGGCCGCTTGTCCTTCTTGACGGCCGGCAGGACGCAGAGCCCCGCCGCCCGATACGCTTGCGCGGATGCGGTGAGCATCTGCTTTCCTCGAATCCACTACGATTGCGAAACGTCTTGCATCTTCCAGCTCGCCGCGGGCGGTTCGATCGACTCCCCTTCGTCCGCGGCCTTCTGCACGGCCGCCGCCCGTAAGCGCATGCCCGCGGCGATCGTTTCATGCTCGGCCGCCAGCCGCAGCAGTTCGGGGCCGAGGTTGCTCAGGTAGACGTCCTTCTTGCCCTCGGCGGCGAGGTCGGCTTTCGTTCCGGCCATGGCGAGCCTTTCAGTCCTGCTCCTCGCAAATCGCGAGGATCTTGTTCAAGCTGGCGTCCAAAACGTCGCCCGGCCGGTCCGGCGAACACATGATGATTGCTCGAATGCGAACGAGGGCTTCGCCACGCTTCATATTCGCTTCGGCCGCTTCCGCGCGGCTGATCCAGTGTTCGGCCATTTCACGAGCTTCGTTCACCAGGCGCTGGTCGGCCTCCGCCTGCGAAGGGGCGAGATGCCCCTCATGCCTCGGCCCGGTGGCGAAATGCCAACTACAGCCGAGGCTGTCGACGGTCCGCATTTGGCTGCACGACCACTTTTCCACTAGGCTGGCGCGATGCAGAATCGCCCGATCCGCCGCCGCGTCACGCTTGGTACTCACTTCGCAACCCTCCTTTTGAAGACGTATTTCGCCCGGACGAAGAAAGCTTCCCGGTCCTTCATCGCCCAGACGTAGTAGATCAATTCTCCGCTCGCCCAAGTCGCATGAGAGCTGGACAAGATCTCGATTCGCCGCCAGCGGCCGCACCAACGAATCCAAGCCCGGTCGCCGGCCTTGAAGGCCGCTTTCCGTTCGCCAACCGCTCGGCCCGTCGAAAGGCCGAACCTTCGTAGCGCTTCCGCCGCCAGATTCGCGCCATCGACCAGGGCTCCCGCGGCCGCGGTGAAGCGATCGACGGCGAATTGAAGGCTGAATTCCGTTGATCCACGGACGGGCTGCACCGAAAGGAGCTTGCACGCTCCAGGGGGAATGACCTCGATTTCACGGCTCATCGCAGACGTCCTCTCGAAAAGCGGCTGGCGAATGTGAAGTCTTCGTCCGTCAACAAGGCCTCGATCTTCGGGATCGCCTTCCGAGCGGCGTCGAGGTGGGTTCGTCCGGCCGCCTCGACGCGCTTGCCGCCGATCTTGATGACGACCTCGGGCAATTTGCCTTGTTCGGTGAGCCTCCATCGAGTCGTCCAGGAGATCCGCCCCCGGGCGAGCCGTTCCAGGAGCGCGTCCGCCCATTCGTGAATGAAGCGCTCCGCTTCCTCTTGTGGACTGGGCTCCATCAGATCTTCTTTCCGCCATGCCGGTACGGCCGCGACTTGTTGTAGACCATCTTGGCCACGATCGCTTCGCCGAGCGGGATGTCGTATTTCTCGCAGGTGTCGAAAATGCGAATCAGGACGTCGGCGAACTCGCTGGCGACGCCGACCGGCTTCAACCCCTCGAAGTTCACCTTCCGCATGTCGTCGCCTTCGCGGAACGCCTCGAGCGCTTCCGACAGCTCCGAATGCATCAAGGCCACCTGGTCGCCGAAGGAACGATCTTCGTCCCACCATCCTTTGTCGCAAGCCGTCGAGTGCGCCTGGCGTTGCAGGACCGGCAGCGTCAACGTTTCAGCATTCAACATCGCTTTTCCCCTCCTGAACCCACGCCGTCGTGGGGCCTTCTCCGAACCAGATCCCGATCGATCGAACGTCGCTCTCGGCCAGGGTCGTCAAATACTCCTGGCCTTTGGCGAGTTCGAGGTATCCGCGCAGCGCTTCCTTCACCGCGTCCTTCAACATCAGCATCCGCCGTTCGCGGATCATGTCGCTGATCTCGACCTTCGCCCGCAGATGCATGATCTCGTTCGCCGCGCCGGCGTAGAGGATCAGCAGCACGAAGCTGACCGCGCCGAGCGAACAGACCAGGATCGTTTCAAACATCGGGCCCATATTTGGCCTCCAAAGCCTTGTATTCGTCGCGGAGCCGCCGTGCGCGGCTCAAGTTGGAAGCCGCAGCCTGCCGCATGCGGTTCGCCGCCTTCTCCAGGTCGAGCGGGGTTCTGCCGGCCGCCCGTTCGCTCCGGCAGAACTCTTCGATATTGCGAGTCAACTCGCGATAGCGCTTCGCCTGGCGGAACACTTCCTTCCAGTAGGGTTCACCCACGTTTCAACCTCTCGTTCTCTTCGATGAGCTTCTTTTTCTCGTCCTGGAGCGCCGTCGTCGCTTCCTTTAAACAGCGGTAGAGGAACATCTGGAAGAAAATTACGAAAAACAAACACCCTTCACAGACCGTCATCGCATTCCGTCCCTTCCAGTTCCCCGTCGACCGCGAAGTGCGCCTTCGCGAACTCCCACGCTTCGGCCTGCCGCGCCTCCTCGTCGCACCAGCGGGCGGCGACGACGCAAGCCAGGTGAAGGATCGTCGCCTCCGGATGATTCAAGGCCTCAGTCAAGAACGCCTCGGCCTTTTCACGCCACTGTTTCGGATTCATGTCGGCGCCCCCGCGCAGGTCGGCCGCTTGATCCGGAACATCTCGTGTTCCGGCCCGGCGTAGCAGATCGGCATGCCCAATTCTTGCGCCCACTGCATCTCCTGCATCACGCCGCGGCTTTCCGCCCAGCCGTCGATCGTGAGGACCAGGACTTCCTTGCAGAGCTTCAAATACTGTTCGTCGAGGTCCATCCAGAATTGGTGGCCGAACCCCTGCAAGAGGGCGTCGAGAGGATGCGAATGCACGATCGGGCTGAAGACCCGCTTGCCTTGGGAAAGCAGGGCCGCCGTCGCCCGACAGGCGGCGTGGAAGCGCTCTTCGCGGACTGAAGGGAGCGGGTGGCTGTAAGGGCTGCTGAGGTAGATCATCGGTTCTCCAAGGGAAGCATCTTTTGAACGTCGGCGAGGCGGCGCCTCGCCAAATCGCATTGCGACTCGCGGACGTCGGTGAGGATCGCTCTTCGACCCCACTTCACGGCCGCATGGGCGGTCGTCCCACTTCCTCCGAACGGGTCGTAGACCAGGCCGCCGGGCGGACAGAACGATCGGACGAAGAACTCCGCCAGCTCGAGGCGCCGTTTCCCCTCGAGCTGGCGGAGTTCTTCGTCCGATCGTTC